CGGCCCGGTGCGCCGTCGTGGCCGGCCGGGCCGGGCACGGCGGCGCGCTGCTCGACCTGGTCGATCCGCGCTTCCCATGTGGCGATCTGGCCGCGCAGCGCGTGGACATCGGCCACGAGCGGCGCCGTGGCGCTGCGAATGTTCGCGGCAATCACGTCGGCCAGAATGTCGAGTTCAGCGATCATGCGGCGGTCTCCAATCGCTGGCGCACGGCGGCCATCAGCGCGTCACGCGTGACCGCCTGGCGCGGCGGCTCGACCGGCGCGGCCGGCACCGGCGCCGACACGACCGGCGCGGGCGGCGGCGGCGGATTCATCGCTAATTGATCGCGCGCGTCGAGCGCCGCCAGGCTGTAGTTCTGCTGCTGCAGGTACGGCGTGTCGCCGCCGACGACCGGCAGCAGGTTGAACATCGCGCGCGCTTCGTTCGGGGAATACACGCCGCCGATGACGCCCTTTGTGGCGGCGTCCATCTTCGTGACCGAATCCATCCGCAGCAGGCCGTCGATGTCGAATTCGACTTCGTAGCCGACGCGCCCGAGTTCCAAGCCTTCCGTCAGGCAGAGTTCCAGCGATTCGAGCGGCAGCTGCAGACACTGGCTGTAGTACTGCTGCCCCAGCGATTCGATGTTGTTGTAACTGGGCAACGGCCCGACGCCGACCATGTACGGCGGCACATGGAACACGCTGCAGACTTTTTCGTCATCCCACTTCAGCTGATCGATCAGCTGGGCATCGACGGCCGACATGATCATCGGCTTTTCGAACTTCAAGCCGTCGCCCAGCACGGCGATCTTGCCGGCGTTCTCCGGGCCGCTGTAGTTCGCCATCCAGTACTCTTCCAGTCGCTTGGCGGTCTCGGCGCTGATCTGGCCGGGCGCCGTCAGCAGCCCGCCAATCGACGAGCCGCGCCGAAACAGGCGCGTCGTGTTCTGGACAATCGACAGCGCTTGCATGGCGACCATCCCGCACGCATAGATCGGGGAAAAGCCGACCAGCGGATGGTAGGGCGCGTACGCAATGTCGTGGATGATCTCGCGCGCCGGAATCACGAGCGACGGTTCGACGAGACCCGCCAGCGGATCTTGCTGGCACGCGTAGTACACGTCGCCCTGCGGCGTCACCATCGGCCGCACGCGCAGCGCGTCGAGCAGATAGAGATCGGTCACGATGCCGCGCGCATCTCGAGATTTCAGCGCGTACGCATTGCCGCGCAAGAGCTTCGACAGCATCCACGACGTATAGAACTGGATCCGGTTTTGGTAGTGATTCGGGCGCGCGAGGACGGGCGCGTACGGCGACGGCGTGTCCACCGGCACGTCGATGCCGTCCTGCTCGCCCGTCAGGCGCGGTTCGATCTTGGCGATGTCGCCCGCGATGAGCGTGACGCACGCCCACAGCACCGGATGCGTCAGCGCATCTTCGACCGGCACCGTGACGCCGCGCTGCCACGCGCCCGCGAAACTTTCACGGATGACCGGCCACCAGCCGGCATTCGACGCCGGCAGATGGGTGATGAGATCCATCCCTGACGCCTTCGTGACCGGCGGCCGACGAGCCAGGAACGGCCAGCGCATCACGGTTCCACGCGCAGGTCGCGCCGCTTGTATTTGCCTTTGATCGGGGCGTCTGGTTCGACGACGCGCTCGGCGGCGCCCATCTCGACGAGCAGATCGCCCATCGCCGGGGTATCCGGCTCGAAGACGTCGCCGGGCTGCTGACCTTGCGGAAGTTCCTTTAGGGCGCGATAGCGCATCCGTCCTCCGTGCTGACCGGGCGCGCGCGGCCCCACACGCGCGCCCGGTCCTGCGTGCTAGGCGGCATAGAGACAGGGGCCGAGATACCGCGCCGCGCCCGTGCGGCGCAGCTTCCACGTGATCTCGCGCATCGCTTTCAGACCGACCAGGCCCGCCTGCCAGAACGAGACCATCGAGGCGCCGCTGCCGGTGATGCCGTTCTGCGTCGGTGCGTCGGACATCTCGACCGACGCCTGATCGCTGGCGTCTACGGTGACGACGCCGTCATCGGCCAGATAGATGTCGCCCGCCTTGACGGCGACGATGATCCGCTCGATGGGCGATCCAATCGAGACGAGCGCTTCGGACGTGATCACCGGGAAGCCGAGCAGGTTGCCGCCCTGCATGGTCACGCCGGGGAAGACCGGCACGCCGAGCGTGTTCAACATCAGCGACAGATTGAGCGCATCGACCGTGGACATAATCAGCACGATGTCGGACGGGTCCAGCAGCGCATTGGCAAACGTCGTCATGAGCGCCGCGAGGTCGCTCCTGAGCGCGGCACCGGTCGTGCCCGAGGGCGGAATCGGCACCGTCTGATAGGTAATCGACGCGGGCGACACGTTCGCCACCGGTCCCTTGGCCGGATCGATGAAGTCTTTGTCCTGCTTCTGGATGATCGCGCGCGTGAGATCGTCGCGGACCTTCGCTTCGGCCGAAGGATTCGAGAAGCGCATCTCTTCCTTGGTCAAGACCGCGAGCGCTTCGAGCTTGGCCCAGGTCAGCATCATCGTGTAGGCAACCGCCTTGCTCAGCGGCACCGGCAAGCCCTCTCCCACCCAGTTGGCCGTGAAGCCCGCTGAAAAGCCCGACGTGCGCGTATTGAACCCGACGCGGCGCAGATCGGGCACGCCGTTCGTGCCGAACTTGCCGAGAATCGTGCGCGGGCGCAGATACTCGATAAAGTCGTCCATGATGTTGTAGGGCACGAGTTCCGACGCCCACCCCGTGACGCTCGTCGCCGCCGCGCCCACGGCGGTGCGTTCGATCAGCTTCACGAGCGCGGCCGAATGATCGCCGTAGTTGTCCTTCGCCAGTTGTTTCGCTTCGTACGGATTGCCGCGCGCGAGTCCCATGCACATCGCGTAGCGCGCGAACTGGATGCCGGGCGGCAGCGGCCGTTCGACGGTCACGCGGCTGACGACCGATCGCGTGCCGTCCGTGGACGTCAGCGCCGGTACGGCGGCAGCGGCGGCCTTCTCGCGCGCTTCGGCGGCGCGGTACCGATCCAGCTGCTGGTCGAGCGCCGTGATCTCGCCAGCGATCGTGTCGTGCTGCTCGGCTTCGGCGGCGTCGAGCGTCACGCCGGCATCGCCGGCCTTCGTCAGCAGCGCATCGATCCGGTCGGTCTTTTCCTTGCGTGTCGCCACGCATTCGGCAATCAGGTCGGCGTAGGTTTTCTTCATGGCACTCGGCACTCGGCGCGTCGAAACGCGCAAACTGCCCGAAGCGCCGGGCGATGGTGAAGGGCCAGACGCGGCCCGAATGGTGTGAATCGTGGCGTCGGTGTTCGCCGGAATCGTCACGGCTGACAGTTCGCGCCACGCCCACTTCGTGAAATGGAAGCCGCCGGTGCTCTTGTCGTACGACTCTTCAATCGACGAAAAGCCAATCGACAAGCCTTTGACCAGGCCGAGCTTCAGCGATTCCCAGGCGGTATCTAAGCGGTCTTTGAGCGTGCCGGGCGTGTCCGTGCGCGCGATACGCGCGACGATGTCGATGCCATCGGCACCGGCCACGGCGTCGATGACTTCGCCAATCGGCAAACTGGCGTTGTGCTGCCACAAGAGCGGGAGCGGCAGCGTGAACTGCGCGCCGCTCGGCTCGACGACGTCGCCATAACTGTCGGTCGAGACCGACGTGGCGCGGCCCGTCAGGATGCGCTTGTCGTCGTCGAGACTTTTAACGGTCAGCAGGCTGTACGCGCGGCGCGGCACCGTGTCATGGTCGGGCCGATCTCGAGAATGCGATTTGATTCGTAGGACTAACGTGCGCGGTGTGACTTAGCCGGTGGTACCGTTTCGGGATGGCGATCGTCCCGATGGTCGGCTATCAATGCGAACGCTGCCGCCACAGCTGGTTGCCGCGCCGGCTGGCCGTGCCGCGCATCTGTCCGCGCTGCAAGAGCGCGTACTGGCAGACGCCGCGCACGCGCGTCAGTCGCCGTCGTGCAGCGTCAGAATGATCACGGCGCGGATCAGCGATGACACCGACTGTCCGTCGCGCTGCGCGCGCTGGATGACCTGATCGGCTTCGGCCGTCGTCAGCCAGGTCGAGAGACTGACGCCGGGCACGTCCACGCGCGGCCGGCCGCGTCGGGGAACATCGGCGGCCGGATCTTTCATCATCGCCACATCCCCCGTTCTGGCCCGTTGCCGCCGCCGACGACCAGCAGCTGATAGGCGGGCGCGGGCGTCTGCACGATGACGCGCGCCGCCGCCATCACGAGCGCGGCAATCCCGTCGATTTTTTCTTTGGCTTGCTGTTTGTCGAGCCGTACTTCGCCGGCCCGGCCGGTCGTCACGACGGTGTTGTCGGCCATCCAGCCGAGAATGGCGTGCCCCTGATGGCACAGCTTCCCCGTCGTGACCCACTCGGCCACTTTGCGGATCGCTTCGGTCAGATGGAAGCCCTGCGGCGTATCGACCATCGTGATGCCGGCGCCCTGCAGATGCAGCGCCAGCTGCTGCGCGAAGCGTTTGTCGTACGCGACTTCGCGCACGTTCGACGCCTGGCAGTCGGCGCGCACGACCGACTCGACCAGATCCAGGTCGGTCGTATCCCCATCGGTCACGTCGAGCAGCCCGGCCTGGCGCCAGGCCAGGTACGGGCGTTCGGGCCACTTGTGCAGCGCCGATTCTGGCAGCCAGAAGCGACAGCGCACGCCCAGCCGGCCATCGGCTAAGACCCACACGCGGATCCACGCCGTGAAATCATCCGACTGCCCGAGATCCAAGCCGCCATAGCAGACCGCGCCGGCCAGGTCAGCATCCGTCGCGGTCTGGCAGGCATCCCACTGGTCACGCTGAAAGTACGCCGTGTGCGCCAAAGTCCATTGATTCAGGTACAGCCGGCGGAAGGTGTTTTCTTGCGCCGGGATCTGCTTCGCGCGGTCGTACATTATCCGCATATCGTCGAGAGACCGAAAATCCCCCAGCGCCGGATTGCACGCCGCCCACACGGCTTCATCCGACCAGTCGGCATCGGGCGCCGCTTCGTACAGGATCGGCAGGAAGGTCGGATCGAGTTTCGGCTGCACGGCGACACGCTTGGCGTGGCTGTACAGTTCCCACAGGATCGACGTGCGGTCGAAGCCCGCCGTCGTGATGGCAATCATCAGCGGCTGCGCGCGCGCGCCCTGGCTGGTCGCCAGCACATCCCACAACGACCGATCCGGCGCCGCGTGCAGTTCGTCGTAGATCACCACGCTCGCATTGAAGCCGTGTTTACTGTACGACTCGGCCGAGATCGCGCGGTAAAAACTCCCGCTCTTGCGATGCACGATCCGCTTCTGCGAATCGACGATCTCGACGAGCGCGGCCAGTTCCGGCTCGGCGCGGATCATGGCTGCCGCGACGTTGTAGACCAGCGCGGCCTGCTCCCGGTCAGCGGCGGCCGAGTAGATTTCCCCGCCGTGCTCGCCGTCGAACAGCAGGAAATAGATCGCCAGCGCCGCGCATAGTTCACTCTTGCCATTCTTGCGCGGCAGCATCAGCAGGCACGTCCGGTACTGCCGCAGGCCGTTGCGCTTGGTCTTGAACAGCCGCCGCAGGATCTGTTCTTGCCAGGGCCGCAGGTCGAACGGCTGGCCGGCCGATGGCCCCTTCGTGTGCGGCAACTGGTTGATCAGCCGCACGGCGCGGTCGGCTTGGGATTCGGTCACTGCGCGTCAGCCCACTTGCTGGCCTTCGGCGGCGGCGTGGCGTGGACGCGCACGCGGCTGCTCGGCGTCAGGCCGAATTCGACCAGGAAGCCGCGCATGTGCAGCAGCGCGTCATGCGCGATCTTCACGTACGGCGACACGACCGGAATCTGGCCGTCTTTAGGCATCACGACCATGCCGCGCTGCCGGATGTTCGCGGTCGCTTCGCGCCAGGTCGCCCACGCTTCGGTGTAGGCGGCCAGTGCGGATCGATCCGACTCGGTCAGCACGCCGATCCGCGCGAGCAGCGGCGCCAGCCGATCCCATTCGGCCGCCGCTTCGGCCGTCAGCCAATCGGGCGCCGCGACGTCGAGCGGCGGCGCGGCCGGCTCGTGCGCGGGCAGCGGTCGGCGCCCTGGATTGCCGCGCAGCACGCGCAGCGCGGTCGGATCAGGCTTGCGCCCTTTCATGCCGGCACCTGATCCGCCAGATGGCGCGGCGGCGCCGGTTGCGACGGCCCACAATGACGCCTAGCGGGCCGCATGGCCGGGATCCCCCAAATATGCGAAAAGGCGCGCGAGAGGCACGGCGCGTTTGGCG